TAATTGACCCTCGTTTTCTTTTGGATCTAATTTATTAAAACCTTTTATTTTTTTCCAGTCATTATACATAGCCTGTAAGAACCAACTCGAAGCAAGACTATCTGCTCCTGATTCTAGCAATTGAATTTGTCTTGATGATAATTGACGAGATTTAATGTCAATGTATTCTGATCTCCAATTGGAGTCATCGTATAGTGGTGTAGTCATTATCCGTATGTAAAAGTTTTTCCTTTGATTTGTGATTGTCCTTCTGGGTTTTTACCCTGTGGTTTAAATTTACCTAATTTAACATTTTTTGCTTTGCCAAGTCCACCTTTTCTTGTTGCTGATAGTGTACCAGTTTTTTTCGTTTGTGTCAAGACGGAATCCTGCCCATACTTTTTACCAAGTGCCTTTACTGTCTTCTTAAACTTTCTCTTACCCATCTTACCAGAAGAAACAATGTGACTTCTTTCTTTTACTTTCTTTTCCTCACCAGTTTTTTTATCTTTCTCCATATATGAACCAGTTACTTTTGTAGCACCACCTAGTCCTCTACCACGAATATCTCTATCTAATTGTTTTGCTCTCGCACGATTTTCTTTCGCAGACTTATCTGCTCTGGATGCAGACAATGCAGCCATCCCACCTTTATCAGATTTACTTTTGATTCTAGCAAGACTACTCTCGTGTATGAACTCCTTAAATGTCTTCATCCCTTACAACAGTTTTTAAGTATTTATTATCTGATGATTTGTATGTCATCATCCTCTGTCCACAGTTCAACCTTATCTCTAAATCGACCTTCTGCCTTTAACTTTTCATATCTTTTACTTGCTTTCTTTTTCCACCATGACATGATATTCTCAAGATAAAACTTATCCCAGTTCTGACCACGAACTAATTTATCTTGTTCACCTGCTATCACTTCACGCACATTACCATAACCATAATCAGATATATAAAATCTTTTCTTCTCAGTAAGATTAAATGCCATATCAATAACCTGATTAAAATGATTTAACTTCTCTTTATCTTGTAAACTATTTTTAATAATCGATATCATTCTTCTTTGTCTCTTTAACTTCTTAGATGATGCACGATTCTCTGTAAGTGGTTCATTATTATTCCACTCTGTGAATTTATCATGTAAATTATGAAATGCCTCTTTGTATAGAACTGGAATAAATTTGCTATCAGTCAGGCCTTTGAATCTCATAAAAGGTTTAAGTCCATCATACTGTGATGCAGAACTACTTGATCCATAGAGAGAGGTTGTTTCAAATAATGCAATATCTTTTTCAAAGATATCATTTAGTTTTTCTCGAATAAAATGTGATACACATATCAATGCTAAAAGTTTACCACCAAGATAATTATATCCAAATGGTTGAGATGGAACTATTGCAAATCCCATTACAGCATGACGATTGAATATTGTTAAGTCAGGTGCTTTTCCTAACCATTGATTTCTAGGTTTAGAATTAATTAAAGGAGATTGTAAACGTATAAATCCAACTATCTTATTTGTATTTTTTTCATATACCATCAATCGTAATTCACGACCGGGAATATTATCTTCATTATTATGAGATGATACAGAACTCAAAAGGTTTCGATAATAATCTTGTGGTATTCCATTCTGAAATCTATCACCAACAAGACGAATATCAAACTCCATATCATTCGGATGAATATCTTGATTAAAGAAATCATCTTTAGGATCATCTAATATACTTGATTTAGTTACGACTGACTTTTTAACATGACGAAGATACTCTTCAAGATTGGTAAAGTTCTGAAAATAATCAATAAATTGATCTGCTGCCCATGTTGCTTTATCTTCATCAATCTGTTTAATCGTCATAATTTTCTATTGTTTCCCAGATAATATAATCATCAGGATTAACCATTGGCATATATCCTCCACTATTTCTTCTTGGCATAGTAATAATATCGATAGTCTCTTCAAACCATCTATTCATTGATTTTGCCATCTGACGATATCCAGTGCCGACATAGACTTGACCTGCAACAACTGCCACTGTTGCGATACCCCAGAATAAGTAATAACTTGACGATTTCATTTGTGCTTTTCTTTTTGTAAAATTAGTCATTTTGATCTTGACGCGGATAATAGACCTCAACATAAGAATTACATCGAGGACATGATAAGTTTGTTACCATACTATACTCGGATTCTTCAAAATCGTCAAGATCATGATCTCCACCCCAGATAAGTTCAGTATTACAATGCCAACAGTTCATAATATTAACTTCTTAGTTGGTGTTGATAACTTACCAAACATAGAATTATATTGTTCGATAATGTCTTCTTGTGGATTTGCCATATACACTATGTACTTTTTAGTAACTTCAAGTTTATCTTTTTGAAGTAAAGGAGACCAAGGAGCAAATGCAATTTGTCCTTGTTGCTGTGACGGTACGGCCACGATTGGATCAGTGATTGTAATTGAATCAGTGTCCTCTTTTGTAATGTCAGCGATTACATCTTCGCCAGACCACATACGAATTAGTTTTACAGTCATTTGAATTCACACTCCACCATAATTTCGGTTAAACAAGCAAGTAGGTTAATTTCTTGATCTGCTACAAATGCTACTTGGTACTGGTATTTAGCCAGAACAAGAACAGCAGCAGGAATAGAACTAACGACCAAGGTTTCATATAAACTATCATAGATACGACGAAAAAGCAAAGTAGTATCATTATCCAAGTTGGTATTAACCCACTTACGGACTTCAGAAAAGTTTTTCTCTTTGAGACTCTTGGTGAGATCATTTATTGAAACATCAGAAAAGGACGCTAGTATACCAGAGTCTATTTCACCTCCGACCGAGTATCTTTGACACTCATTAAGAACTCTCCTCCAATCAGGAAAGTGTTTGCTGATTAACTCAGCAACGACCTTCTTATCACTCTTAATATTTTCTTTGTCGAGAATATGATTTATTCTAGCAAAGAATTGTGCTGCTATTGTTGGTTTGTCTTTTTTATTAACTGAGAAGTCAACAACAGAACACCTAGAATGTAAAGGGTCGATAATTTTGTTTTTGTAGTTACAGGTAAAGATAAACCTACAGTTTTTGGAGAACTCCTCAATAGACGCTCTGAGAAGGAGCTGTACGTCGGAAGTGGTATTGTCTGCTTCGTCAATGATAATGACTTTATGTTTCGACTCACTTGTAAGAGAGACGGTAGATGCGAAGTTCTTTGCGTTTGTCCGAACAGTGTCGAGAAAACGTCCTTCATCCGACCCATTAATGACATAGTAATCTGCTCCTAATTGATTACACAATGCTTTTGCTACTGTGGTCTTACCTATACCTGGCGGACCTGACAGTAACATATTTGGTATCTCTCCTCTACCAACAAAATCCTGAAAGGTTTGTTTGATACTCTTTGGTAGTATACACTCATCAATTGTAGTGGGTCTGTATTTTTCAACCCATATAAAATCACTCATTATTTAAAACCTTTTGATTTTGATTTTGGTTTATCAATGACATGAATAACTGTTCCTTCAAACCAAGGTGAGTGACAATTATTCCACCAATATTCTTGAACCTCATCCCAAGATTCTACCACAAAAGATTTGTTTTGACAAACTATTCGATAATGATGACGGTCATAAGGTATGTCAGAAGTTTGAGAAAAATATCTTGGGTCTTCTTTAGCAATTAACTCTGTCATTTTCTTTTGCTCTCCATTCTTTTCTCATTTTAACATAAACATCGCTTTTTGCAACAATGTCACGAACCTTTTTGAATACTCTTGCAGACTCAGCATATTTACTTGATAAATTATCTGCTTCTTGAGGTAATACTTCTTTAGTTCCTTTTTTGTATTTTCGACCAGAGTTATGATTAGCATATCTTCTGGCACGAGTAAATCCCATTTCAAGAAACTTACGACACATATCCATACCAATGAAGTCTCCTTCATCACGATAATCAAGATACATCGCAAATATTTTATTAGAAGATATTATTGCTTCTCTAGGAGTTTTGAATCTCCAATGATTACAAATAATGTTAGTATAAGGGCGAACCAGTAGAACTCCTTGCTCTCCCCTTCCAATACGATAAAGTTCACGAGTTTCTGTGTCTGTAAAGTCAAGAGTTTTATAAGGGAGGTCATAATCAAATTCTTTCATTTTATAAAGTTATGCTTTGATGTGCTACTTTTAGTTCTGTTTACTATAACAATAAATCTATCTGCTGCGAATGTTCCTGCAAGATTTACATCAATCTCATCACCATCATCCCAGTTGATATCTCCATTCTTTTTAGTATGATACATTGCTTCTTGAATTTTGTCAATGATTTCTTGTGTTAATTTCATTCGCCTATAGTGTGGATAACAGGGTTTTCATTCTTTAGTATATCATATAATTTTTTATCTTCTGCTGATGATACAGGAATGAACTCTGTCTCAGCATTAAAACCTTCGTATCTATGTGCCTGATTGATTACAATAGAACCATTCTCTCCTGATGTAGACCTGTGATATGTACCTCTTGGTAAAAATAATGCACCACTCTGTCTTTTTAAATGTATTATATGATATGGACATTTAAAGTCATAGTTCACTATCTCAAATGTTCTCTCACCATTAATGACTCTATTGTAATCATCTTGATAATGATGTATATAAAATTGCTTACCTCCTACACAGTCAGGTGGAGGTGAGACAGCAGGACCTTCATGCACCACAAGGTCTGTGGCATTACATTCTTCTACAGATATGTCATAGAAGGTAACATCATCTGTTTCTTTAAAAACACGATGCTTTCTAAAAATTATACTACTCATTAAAATCCTTTAGGTTTTTTCTTTGTTTTTGGTATATCTAATACATGTACAACTGCATCAAATTTTGGTAAATGATTATTATTCCACCACCACTCTTTAACCTCGTCCCATGATTCTACCACAAAAGATTTGTTTTGACAAACAATTTTATAATGATGACGATCATAAGGTTCGTTACTTGTTTGTCTAAAAAATTTAGTCATGGTAGTTCTATTTGTCTACACACCAAATACTCTCTGGCAGTTTTACATGAGAATGCTTTATCTCTGTTGAGTCTTGCCAATAAAAAAGTTATTGAAATAAGTTGGATTACTATGACAAGTGGTATTCCTACTTTTAATAATGTTTTTGCTTTGTTAGTCATACCCATTCTGGTTTGCGTGATGGGTCACGAAGATAGTTAGTAGCAACCCAAGGTTTAGATGCAATATATCGTTTGTATGCAGTGAAGATGTCAATACTTGTATTGTACTTGAACTCATCAGGACCTGCAAATACAAACATGTCAGAATGCTCTCTGATATGTCTGATGTATTGAAATGGAAAAATCTTTTCTGCATGTAGAATAGTAGATTCACAACTATGAACCTTGCCATACCTGTGTGTATACTCTTTACACAATGCTAGACCATGACGAATTAACCACGACCAGTTGTCTTGTGCCCAGAGAGTACAAGGGTGATTACGAAATGCACCCTTCTCTGTTTTGTATGGTGTTCCATCTAACTTAGGCAAGTCACCGAAACCACGACCCCACTTCTTAGAACCTACGATAGATAACATTTGACAGGTTTCTAAAGGCATCTTTACAATGTGTTTATCAGGTAATACCTGAGCAGATTTGATCGGGTCAGGATCGGTAACAAAGATATTCATTCAGATGATCTCCACTCTTTCCTCATTGTAACATAAGTTTTATTCTTCGCTACAATATCTCTAACTTTTTTAAATATCTTTGCAGACTTAGCAAAATCACACGTAGCATGGTCAGGTTCTTGTGGTAAGACTTCACCATCCTTATACTTCTTACCATCTCTATGATTAGCATAGCGTCTTGATCTAGTGAAACCCATCTCTAAAAACTTACGACACATATCCATACCGATGAAATCTTTTTCATCTCGGTAATCTAGATACATGCCGAAGATATGATTAGAAGATTCTACTGCAATCTCTGGTGTCTTAAATCTCCAATGAGCACAGATATCGTCAGTATAAGGGCGAACCAGTAGAACTCCTTGCTCTCCCCTTCCAATACGATAAAGTTTACGAGTTTCCTCATCTGTAAAATCAAGTCTCTTGTAATCGAGTTCATAATCAAATTCCTTCATAATAATCTATCAAAAGCATCAGATTCTATTTGTTTTGCTTTAAAAGCTTTACCTAAGTATTCTACTGCTTTATGTGGATCACACTTATCACCACATGTAAAAATGTCACATTTTGCAACACCTTTTTCTGGCCATGTGTGAATACTTAGATGACTTTCTGCAAGCATGGCGAGTGCAGTAACTCCCTGTGGTTTGAACTTATGACATGAAATGTTTATCAATTCTGATTTAGATTCCTTGGCAGCAGTCCATGCACATAACCTCACAAAGTCCTCATCATCTAAAAGATCAGGAGGACATTCTTTTAGATCAAACAGTATGTGTTTCATCTTTTTTCAACTCCTTCATATGTTCCTCGCTACCATCTTTAGTAAAGACTTTCTTTTCATAATCGAAGTGAGGGTGTGGTTGAGCATTTTCAAAAGGATTCTTTGATGCATTTTTCAATACAATAAATTTATCCTTTGCAAAAGTGCCTGCAATCTGTACTTCAATATCATCACCATCTTTCCAGTTTATTTCACCTTTCAAGTTGGTATGTAACATTGCCTCTTGAATTTTGTCAATAAGTTCTTGTGTTAGTTTCATTCGTAAATAGATAAATCACATTTAACTAAAGTTTCACCTTCGTGTTTTTGTTTGATTGAATGGCCAATCTTATCTAAGATAGCCACTGGTATTTTCTTTTTAGTAATATCATAAGGTATAGGTGCATTTTCTACACACACCCTTATACACTCCCATTGTTCATCAGTAAAAAAGTTGTTGTGATACATTAAAATCCTTTAGGTTTTTTCTTTGGTTTATCTAGTACATGTACAACTGCATCAAATTTTGGTAAATGACAATTATTCCACCACCACTCTTTAACCTGTTCCCATGATTCTACCACAAAAGATTTATTATGACAAACTATCTTATAGTGATGACGATCATATGGTTTATCACATGTCTGTTTGAAGTAAGTCATAACCAATCTGGTTTTCTGGATGGGTCACGTAAGTAGTTAGATGCAGCCCAAGGTTTAGATGCAATGTAACGTTTGTATGCAGTGAATATATCAATAGTCTTGTCATGTTTGAACTCATCAGGGCCTGCAAAGGCAAATGATGTAGGATCACCATCTTGTGGTGGAAATATATCAACAGCATGTTCCATAGCAGTTTGACAACTATGTACTTTGTTGTATCTATGAGTGTATTCATAACATAGTGCAAGACCATGTTCAATCAACCATGACCAGTTTGTCTGAGCCCAGATAGTACAGGGATGACCACGAAACGCACCCTTACTAGTCTTGTATGGTGTACCATCAAGTTTTGGTAGAGTGCCAAAGTTG